CCTGTGCCCGCACGGATCGAATTTATAAAACTGGAAAATTGGTCTTTGGTGTCTTTGCTTTGTGGTGACAAAACGACGCTTCGTAAGTGGTCTTCTGTTATGGCTGATCCTGTCATCACTTATGTTGTACGAAATTTTTGGCCTTCGATAGAAGGAGACTCCTTGATTTATGATTTGTCTCGTGTTGGTGGTCAGATTGAGAAAGTTACAAAGTTGCCTGGTCAATCGTTTCAATCTCTTCAGTTAGCATCTTTGATTAGAATTGGACAATTGTATGATATTGGAATGTCTAAAGGTGCAAAGAAATTGGGGCTTCGTAGTCAATTTCGTTTTGAAGATCCTCTTGAACGTGATATATATTTAAATTCTTGTAACATGTTTCCTATGGTCATTCCTAATATGCCCCAGCGTTGGGCTCCTCGAAATAAGGTATTTGAATATGTTGATAGGAATGTTGCTGATAGTATTTTGAAGTGGGATAAACATTATTTTTCCCGGTATGTGGATGGTTTGAGTAGAGAAGTGTTATGTCCTATAAATCACTTGTCTACTGGAATCAAGCTTATGGATCGCGTTGTTCCTTCTTTAAAGATATTATGTTGTAGGGTTTTATCTGCCTACAACTTAGCATATGGAGGAACTGAGAAATATCCTTATGTTACGAATGTTATATATTATGTTGAGAGGATGTTGCATGTTCGATTACAAAAATTTCCTCGAAAATTTCCTTCTTTTCGTCCAGGTTTTGACTTTGAGCCTGTTAATCGTGCTTTAAATTTTTGGTATTCGTATTGTGTTCGGTCAAAGAAAAAGGTTCGTTTTACTTTTGAGCCTCACCAATTTAGTTTGATTCCTCTAGGTAATAAAAAGAATGGTTTTGAGAGGTTTCCTAATTTAGGTGAAATTGAAACCAAATATTGTACTTATCGTTTTGTTGATAATCCTTCTAAAAATCAGGCTTTAGTTTCAATATTACGAGATTTTTCTGCTTTCATGATTTCTGCGGCAATTCATATTAAAGATGGGATGGTTCCTATTGAGAAACATTTTAAGCAACCGATAACTTCGCTCTCTTTTAAAGATGAAAATCGGTCTAGTTTAGATGAAGGAACTTTAAATCCAGACAAGGTTAGGGAATATAACCATAAAGGTAGAATTTTTGCATTATATAAAGATTCTTTTCTTGGTCGGTTTTTGCAATTCCGGAAAATTGAACGGACATATTATCCTTATTTTCATTTGTTGTATCCTGGTGCTCGCAATTTGAGTGCTCATATTGAAATTGGTACTTCTTGGCTTAAGGGAGGTGCTAAGTTAAAATATGATGCATTGTTTGGAGAGTTGGGTGATAAGTATGAGTTAATTTTTGACAAAAATGATATTACTTATCGTAGTTATAAATTTGTTAGTGCGGGTACGCAAAAGTTCTTTGATGGTGATATTTCAAGCCTTGATACTTCAATTGGTGCTATGCATTTAGTATTTTATCAAATGTTTTCTTTGGTATGGTTGGAGCGTGATGATAAGGATCCAATGTACTTGTTAATACAGTGCATTATAGAAGCTTTGGCTGAAATGTTAGCTGGAAAAACTGTTAGGTGGCTAGAGGATTTTATGCTTATTATTGGTTTTATGCCTTCCGGAAGTTTGGAAACGTCTCATGGTAATTCTTGGATAATGATAATGTTTTATTGGTTGGCATATATTTTTTCTGTGATGGCTGAGTCTGAAGTTTCTGTTCGAAAAAGAATTTGGATGTATTTACTTGCTCGTAGAATTATTAACTTGTTTTTTGGTGATGATTTTTTGGGAGGTAGTCCCCGTGATTTGGATGAAATTTCTGTTGAGGGGTTTGCTGAATTTATTTTTGTTAAATATGGTGTTGTTATGAAAAACAAAAATACATATAATTCTCTTATTACATATCATACAGTTGTGGGTGGTACTGTTTTGCGTACTGTTTATACTGGTCTGGTATACTTGAAACGTCAGTTTGTAATGAGTGAAAATTTTGGTTTAACTGTCCATCATCCTAATATTTGTCCTATTGTTCCCTGGCGTCCATTAATGCAATATAAATGGCGTATGGCGGTTCCCAAAGATAGGGGAGCACCTGTATTTCGAAATTTGAGTAGGTTGATAGGTCTGGCATATGACACAATTGGTGTTGAACCATTGGCATTTTATATGATAAAATTCGTGTTTGATATTGAATACGAGATGAGTTGTCATGCCTATGGTAAGCAAAATGTTGATCGAATGATCCCTGAGTTGTTGGCAGATGATAGGAAATATCTGCTTAAAATTGGAATGCAAGGAATTCCGGAAAGATTTCCTGATTATGATGAGCTTTTGCATCTTAATTATATGGATCGGGAATACCATCTTCCAAAATATTCAGAAACTCGTACATGGCAGGAAAGTGTTTTGGAAGTAGAAAATTGGTAGTTGTGCCTCACATGGTGTGTTGAC